CTGTTGGTCACACACCTCAATGTTGAACTATGTTCACCAATCCATCGCATGTCATATGGCGCGTACAATACGTGATGAGCCTGGGTCCTCTTACACCACCGATTGGCGGTGCATGCAAGGAGACTCAAGCCCGTCTCACCTACCAGCTGGTACCCGGACGTACCTCTATCCTGCCTACTCTGTAGGCGTAGAAGAGATTACGGACTGGGACAACTCGCTTGGACGCCACTGGAAGTCTTTTGAGCATTATAAGGCTCACAGATCTCCAGTCAGCGTCTCGGCTAACCTTCCTACTTATAACCAACAAACGGAGTTTTATCCGCATTTGGCCTTAGGTACAGGAGGTGGTGGGCGTTACGGTGTCGGCGGCTACAATGCCGTCGGCAATTACGTGTCGCCATTCGGGGAACCTGCACTCCCTTTACAGGGCTTGCCGGTGTTCTATTCAAGTAGATCGGATGGTGGCTTTGTGCCACCGCCTGAAGGTCTTCAGGGACTCCTGGAACGTGCTCACATGAGCATCCTCCCAGGCCTGAAGGCAGAACTGTCGTCGATTAACTCCCTTTTGGAGTTGAAAGACTTTAAGTCCCTACCTAGAACTGTCAAGAGCGTCTTAAAGATCGTTAAAGATCCAAAGAGAACGCTCAGAGACATACTCCGAGGGGGTTCGGACGGTTATTTGCAAAACGCATTTAACATCCAGCCCCTTTTATCTGACATACGCGGTGTATACACCGCGTTGTCGCGAACCGAGCGTCGTGTAAACGACCTCGTCAGTCGTGAGGGAGTCCCACAGCGTAGACACTTTATCTACCAGTGGGCGGAATTCCCAGACATTGATGATGATAGCAACGCTTACTATATTTGGCAACCTTCAACGGTTCCAAATCAGTTTAGTGCTGCTTACCTGCATCGGTCTGTCCGTTATTCCAACTCCGTATTCCATGTTGAAATTGAGTTTAATTTCAATTTTACTCAATACCAGCGCGAGCATGCTCGCTTACTGGCGTTATTAGACGGTCTCGGGATCAACTTTGATCCAAAGATCGTTTGGAACGCCATTCCCTGGTCCTTTGTAGTTGACTGGGTACTCGGCGTGAGCCGGTATCTTGATCAACTCAAGGTGTCTAACATGGAACCTCAGGTAAACATCCGAAGATGCTTATGGTCTATCGGTCGACTAAGGCAGGTTTACACTCAAGCCAAAGTAATTAGCTTGGTGCCTGAATTAGTTATCGGGAACCCTACAGCATCACTACCATCTACCACCGAAACCGCCTATCGGCGGACGGTGTATCAGATTGGTAGTAATTCGCTAGAAGCGAGTGGGCTCACCCCTAAAGAAGTGAGCCTCGGTGCCGCCCTGGTATTTGCCAGGAAAAGGCGTCGTAGATAACTCCCGCATATGCGGGCCCTAGCCGGGGATCCGGCGCAACGAAAATGCTCAGCAATACACTGAATACCAACGAGATCAAGAACGCTGCAGGTACGGAGGTTGAATTCTCCAGACTTGCAACAAGTGACCGTCAGACCGAGTTCGGCCAAATAGCCGAAGCTCCAAGTCTGCCACACCGCCTCAAGATCTCACATCAAGAGACGGGGAGTGGACTGAAACAGCGTCGCCGTAGCGTCGTCCGGGTTGACAAAACTGTCATCTCCGGTGTCGATACGGCAACGCCTATCACAGTTTCTGCATACATCGTTATGGACATCCCAGTGGGTGCCATGACGGCGATCGCAGAGGCTGCCAATGTCCTCGCAGAATTATTGTCGTTCTCAGCCACAACTGGCTCGGGAACGACGGTACTCTTCGACGGCACTGGGAACGGCGCAGTCGCCCTTTTGACTGGTGGGTTGTAAAACCCCTTACCAGGTCAGGGCGAGTTCGTGAATTAGTTGGTTTGTATTGTAGCAACCTACATATATGAATCGACAATTAAAGAGGAAGGTCCTCTCGGCCATTAAATGTGACTGGGATATTCTCAGTCACTTGAACAGACGAGGTATGAACGTTTTCATTCTTAAACTGAGTGATAACGGCCATTTCGTTCCCATTAAACTTACGGCTGGCAGCAATGCTAGCTGTATGTGGTGGGACGTGACCCTCCTTTCAACGCAACAGTTCTTCGATTTCGCAAATAATTTGCGAAATGGCAGTCCTGTTATGCACGTCTACATCGACAGTGAACTCTACCAAGAGCTTCTTGTCGAAGTGGAATGCATCGATGCAGGTAGGCCTACCCCTTGTACCCGTCCGACAAAAATCGAACGGGAACAGGAGATTACTGAGATCATGGGCGATTTCAATCGTCAATGATTTCTGTAATGACAAACCATATTAGTTCATCATTAGCAGAACATCGTTACACTGGCGACAAGTAACAAGCCACTACATTCGGGCTCGGTGTGACGGGGAGTCGGACGGTACCATCCTTTAAGATGGTTATCGTTTCGTACGCTCCGCCAAACCGGGTACCCTCAAGTGTAGATGGCTGGTTCTTGAAGTCATAAACGAATGTATCCTCCCCTTCAAATGGTGCCACGACGACAATCCTCGTAGCAATACGAGGTGCTTTGCCGTTGGGGATACTTGGAAGGAAGGACTTGTTTATTTGTTTATTCATAACAGATAGACTCGACTGTTAATGTTCGTTGGAATGAATCATGTAGTATTGCTGGGCTCTAGGAGGGTATGCCTTATGGCAACCATTAAGAGCCTAGATGAAATCGAACTCATCACAGCACTACTTCATGACGTCTCAAACGTACATGGATTAGTGTTCAACACTCGTAGTTGCCGCCTCACCCTAAATCAAGTGAGGAAGCGAATACGCACGGAAGGAATAGGTTTTCTAACGAAAACCCTCCCCCGTTTGGGCAAGGCCTTTGATCGGGCACTTGCCGGACAGTCTCCCATGAACTCTACTTCTTGCGGATTTAAACCCGCAGTCGGTAGTGAACTTCCTATCTTTTTAGGTGAGTTCTTCGTGAGAGTCTTCCAACCAAACGGAGAGATCCTTCCGGATCCGTGTTCTGATAGCGTCAAGGTTATACGGCAAGTTTTGTACTGGTTTTACAAGTACGAGCTACCATATACCGATGAACAAGAAAAACAAGTCATCCAAAAGTTTGAGAAAACTGAGGATGATATATCAACTCGTTCTGGCTTCTTCAAAGACCTTGAAGCTGCTGTTGGACGTAGCTATTACGATAGTCGGATTGGCGTTAAAGCTGATCCGACTGTTCAAATAGTCCGCCGAGCGAAGAGGCTTTTACAAGACCTCTTCCTCTCTTTCGACCCGCTCGACATTTACCCTCGACACGGCCCAGGGGCCGTTGCTACCAAGCAACGACTCTGGGACAAGTATCTTTGGTCGAATGTCAGCTCGAGGATCACAGACAAGTATCCGTTCGATGCTTATTTCATGGCATCGCTCGGGCACGTTTGTGATTCGTATCCTGCCCTTTCGGGCGTGACACAGGTGGATCTTCCTGCACGAGTTATACTCGTGCCAAAAGATTCACGCGGCCCTCGACTCATCTCTTGCGAACCCGTTGATTTTCAATGGATTCAGCAAGGTTTGGGACGGGCTATTGTTGAGTTAGTGGAGTCGCACCCTCTCACTCGAGAGCGTGTTAACTTCACTGATCAGTCCCTAAACCAGATCTGTGCACTATGTGCTAGCAGGTCTGGTAGGTATTCGACTCTTGACCTCAATGAGGCCAGTGATCGAGTAAGCGCTGATCTAGTTCGCCTACTATTCCCAGAGCACGTATATACGTACCTTGAGGCTTGTAGGAGTTCATCGACGGTTCTGCCGGACGGACGGGTACTTCCTCTGTCGAAGTTCGCACCAATGGGGAGCTGTTTATGCTTCCCGGTGTTGGCTTTGACAGTTTGGTCCCTATTAGCCGCCGGCTTGCCTGGCGCACACGTCAACCGTGACGTGATTGTGTACGGTGATGATGTTATTGTTCCAACGGCGCAAGCCGGAGACGCAATAATCATACTCGAGTCATTTGGTTTAAAGATTAACCGTGACAAGAGCTGTACCAGTGGACTCTTTAGAGAGTCATGTGGCATGGACGCTTTCAACGGCGTCAACGTCACTCCAGTCCGCTTGCGGACTGTCTGGTCATCAACACCCAGCCCTGAATCTTACACGTCATGGATTGCTTATGCAAACTCCATGTACGATAAGAAGTACTTCTCTGTTTACGATTTAATCGTAGAACGTCTAGTGGCCGTTTACGGCCCTATACCTGACGAGGGCATGTGTTTAACATGTCCAAGTCTTCGAGAAGTACCTGACAATAAGAAACCTAAAGTCAGACGTTTCAATAAGAGCCTTCAAAAGCTCGAATGGAAAGTTCTTGACATTAAGTCGCCATCGATTACTAAGGTGATTGATGGGTGGTCCATGCTTCTGCGTTACTTTGCAGAAGCCGTAGGAAAACCCATCGAATCACTCGATGGTCATCGGGGGAGGCCTTCTTCTTTAGAAGCTGGCGCTCCCTTTTCAGTCAGTCGGTACACGAGCCGCAAGACTAGCATGCTAGTCAAGCGGTGGCGATGAGTCTTACTTCCAGATAAAACTGGTCGTAAGGGCGTGGGGATGCAGAGGCAACCCCACG